ATTAATTTCCGGACAAAAATCACGATATTCAGAAAATCTCATACTATCAGGTATGTAAATGGCCTCATTTAAATTAAATTTATTTAAATCAATTTTATATTCTGTGTTTCCATCCAATCTATATCTTATCACACAATCATATTCTTCGTCAATCAAACAGAAAGCTTTATGAAGAGAATAATGCTGCATATACAATCTTTCCGTATAATGCTTATCTGAAGGAACAGAACCACTTGCTCTTGAAAATGAATTGATATCTTCTGGTACTATTTCTTCATATTTTGGCATATCGCATTGAATAAATTTTTTTAACAAGCAATTTTTAGGCAGATTTTTTACAATTAATTTTTCAATATTATCTTCAGTTATTTCTTTTTCGTCATTGTCAAATTTTTTGGCTTTACCATAATCTTTCCATAGATACATGTAAAGGTATAGTTCATTGTCACTTGATAATGATGTAAAATTTGTTGTCCATGCACCTCTGAATCTTGGTTGACCGCCAGTAACCATCGCTATTTTCATTTTCTTTTTGCTATCCAGAATCTTCTTCTACCCATGTCATTATTGGGATCCAAATTTTCTTTTTCAGATGATCCTGATACTTTCCAATCATAAATGTGCATTGTTGAATTTAAATCTTCATCATCATACCTAACAAACGAAAAATTGTTTTCTTCTAAAACATGTTCTATGTGGTTTGCAGAAACTCTTTTAACTCTTCTAGTTTCTGTTATCGATTGGTCGTAACCATTTCTATCGGTAAATTCATATTCGAAGAGGGGCTTATCCGAATCTGCTACTTCCGTTTCTAAAACCAAAATGTCAGTATGATTCAGTGAACAAATTAAATCTTGTTTCCAATTATAAAGGTGATAAAGTAATCCAAAATTTATCACAATATCAAATTTTTTGTTTAGGTTCCAGTTTTCTTCATGATTTAATTGATGTATTTCACTATTTGGATTTTTTGACCGAATTATAGGTAGATATTCTTTTCTGCCTTCTGTGAATGTAATACTACAATTATGTGTAGTTCTAAAATAATTTCCTATATCACCTAGCCCACATGCTACTTCCAAAATAGATTTATTTTTGATAAAATCAACAGACAAAAGATTTTCTATTTTTTTTATTCTCTTTTCCCTCCAATCATTATAATGATTTTGAAATAATGATTCTAACATATTACATTCTCTCTATAGGTTATTCTTTGTAGTTATCCAAAAAATAATTTAAATCTTCTGGTGTTCCAATTCCCCACATACGTTCGATATTTTTTATACGTATTTTTTTGTTATCCTGAATTGCTTCATTGAAAACTGGGCAAACATAAAATTCATTATTGACACGAATATTTTTTTGAATCATTTGTTCAGCATATTTAACATAATCGGATCCTTGTTTCCAATAATAAATGCCAACTGTTGCAAGATTACTAATAGGGCGTTTCTCTGCAACTTCACAAACAAATCCATCTTCACCAAGTTTTGCATATGACCATTTGGGATGTGTTGCTTCGAATGTGACGATTCCGCCATCGATTGAATCAGCAGTGAATGCATATAAACATTCATTCGAATTCCACTCGACGAATTGATCTGAATTGGCCATTACTAAAGGAGAATCATTGTCAATAAATTCTTTTGCGAGTAAAGTTGTACATGCTGCACCTTCAGTGAGCCCATCAACCTGTACAATCTTGCAGTCAGGTGCAATGACATTAAGCAGATATTTTAAATTATATTTTTCATAATGTTCTTTTTGTACAATAAAAATATAGTTTGCTTCAATGTTTAAGTTCTCAACAACTACTTGAATCATTGGCTTTCCACGAACTTCAATTAGAGGTTTTGGAAAAGTATAACCAACAGATGCAAACCTTGAGCCAGCACCCGCCATTGGAATCAGAACATTAAGCCTACTGTCCCTCCAAGGTAATGATTTTTTACTTTTTCCTTCAATCGTTTGAATCATATCAGTCAACCTTTTTAAAAATCTATCAGAATTTACTTCATGTGAATTTTCAACTGGTAATAAATGCGCTCCTGAATCCATGGCGCCTTGTCTTCCGATGTGGCTATCTTCTACTATAATAGTGTTTTTTGGAAGAGCGTTCAAAGCCGTCATGCATTTCCAGTACATTTCTGGATATGGTTTTGTCCTTGAAACATCTTCGTTACTAACGTAATAGTCTACTGAATCTAGTACGCCAATACTTAGTAATGACAATTTTACTGTTTCACGAATTGAATTTGATGCAACGGCAATTTTATATCCTCTTTTTTTAATATCCGAAAACAATGCAGATAAAAAATAATTAGGCATAAAACCACGAACTAAATTAAATGTTGCTTCTTGTTTATCAGCCCAAACCTTATCGTATGAAGATGTGGGTAGACCTTTTCTTTCAGTCAACATTTTAAGTTTTTTTGTTGTGTTTAACCCATCGTAAATGCTTAGATGTTCATCTCTAGAAATCACATATTTCGGATCAATCTTTTCAAGAGCTTTGTTCAATGCATCATAATGTAATTCTCTAGAATCAATTAACACACCATCGAGATCAAATATGACTAACTTATTCATGTTTGTTAAATCTCCTCAAAATCGAACGAACTTGCTCAATATCCTGATCTAGAGGCATTTTATGAAGTTCATATTTTTCGGGATTTCTGAAGTAGGACATGAGCAAAAGCCCCTGATCATCATCGACCAAGTTGTTTTCAAAAAGAACGTTTAAAGATTTTTCCATGTGTGTTTTGAGCATGCACCATTGTTCTTTTTCTCCTACAAAAACTCCACCAATAATATAAACAAGGTTATTCAGAACGGCCGTTTGAATTTGCTCCATCGCTCTTGACAATACAGGTTCCCTGTAATTAAAGAAATGCATTTTTCCTGGAGTAAAATCGTATTCCCATTTTTTTGATTTAGGAATATGTTCATCATCTCTACAATATCCAAAATCGATCCATGATGCCCAATCATTAGTAATGAGCCCCTTTTCAAAAGCGTCATAAACATAAAAAGCTTTGAGTGAGGTAACTCCAACATAATCTTTTGACCAATATTCAGGATTTCGAACTTGATAAGGATTGATTCTCCTTGTAAATTCTGGAGAACTTTGAATGTTGTGAATTTTTTCTCTTAGTTCCTGTTGTTCATTCTCGTAATCATATGAAACAACTTTTACGTTAGGAGAAACATTTGAAAGACGTTCAACCAAATCCGGTGAAGTGTAAACAATTATTTCAGTTTCAATTTCACACATTCTCGTGAAATGTTCGATGTATTTGTCAACGGATCGTTGGAGATAATGCGGAAGAGGCCCACCATTTTTGTGGACATTTGTTGACCAGTCACCGCGCCCAATATCATAGAAAGCGGTAACTAATGTGATTTTATTCATTTCAAAGCCTCATATTTATAAAATTATGATTTGTATAGGAAGTATTTAGGTGATGTGCCAGTATTTGTATCTTTTGTAATTTTTATTCCATATTTTTTAGAGAAATATTCCATCCATTGTGGAATTCTATCATATTGATGAACAATAACAAAAGGTTTTCCTTCTGAATTTACAACTTTACCATTCTCATTCATATAGGGGCGATCTTCTAATAAATATGGACCGAATTCTTCCATTTGATCGGGTTTATTTGTAACGTGGGCATTGAGTGCCCACGCATCTCTCAATTTCAAAATGGCACACTTTGTTTTCCAAGGTTCAAATGAAAGTATCATATTATATGCGGCTTGATCGGCTACCCAGTCTGGGCGATTTGAAGACATTTGAAAGAGTGTGAAACAAAGGTCTTTCACGAGTTCGGCTTTTCCTGCAATTAGCCCCACATTTAAAACTTCTCTCTCAGAAACATCATTATAAAAATACTGCCCAAAATTTTTAATAATGTTTTCACGATTCCATTTTTCGTCTTTTATTTTAATTGCTTCAGATGCCGCAATTAATCCAATATTATAAAATTTTGTTTTAATGAAATCAATTGGATTGCTTTGAAAAATAACATCTCTTACATCTGTTGTCACCACAAAACGGTATTTGTTTTTATTACTTTTTAGATAATCATAAATTGAAAGGAATCTCAACATGTGAACCATCATCTTTTGAGGATTACCGGCTCTTATGACTTTTACGCCTTCCGACTCTAGTTTTTGAACAATCGTGTCGGTAGCATCGATTGCTGATAATACAATGTCACCATCAAAACCTGTGTCTTTAATTGATTGCACCCACGGCTTCAACACATCATAATCTGTGTAATTTGTGAATGCTCCTATAATTAAATCTTTCTCCATGGGTATTCTCCATTCATAATATTTTTCATGTGTTCATTACCTTTTTCAAAAAAAGATCCTTGAACAGAGTCACCTCTACTGGCAACTCTGTAGTTTAATGTATATTGCCCATTAGTTGCTGCTTGTTCATGTGGCAATTGAGTGAATAAAATGTGTGACAATAGCCTATCAACCTCTGGCTGCTCTTGCGGGTGTCTGGCTCTCCTATACCATCCAGGAGAAAATTGAAGTGCTAATTTTTTGGGTAACATGTAACAACCAACATCTACAAAATGATCATTTAAAACTGATTTCCATATACCTAATGATTCACAATCATCATTACAAATGAAATTATTTTCTTGGTCGACAATTTTTCTCAAAGAATAAGCCCAGGTTTTTCCTTGAACAGATTCGACAAGAGTTTCAATATGATTTGGTTCATACCAGTTATCTTCATCCAAAAAACACAAGAAGTCACCTTCCGCAATATATGTCATAGCACCATAAATTCTGTGCCCGTTATATTGATCGAACCCTGTTGGTTGGGGTAAAACAATGGTATCAAATCGTTTACAATCAAGTGTTGATAATATCTGAGAGGTTTTTTCTTCTCTTGTTTTACCATCCACTACAATCAGATATTGTATTTTGTCGTATGTTTGGCTTTCTATGGACCGAACAGCTTTTGCTAAGTGTACATTACCGGTTGTTGGAGTAATTATTGTGATCAAAGGTTTCATAACAATTGTTTTCCTTAAATGAAACAGGATAAATCTAATTTATTTTTGATAATATTAACTGTTTTACCGTCTACAGGTGCTATATTAAAAGGAGATTTTTTTGCTGCCGGTATTGAAAATTGCATCTCGAAAGTGAATTGGTAGTTATCGCTTCCTTTGTATTGTACCCTTGCTCGATATATTGCTTTTGCTGAAGAACCAAATGTCGGAACATCTTTTAGATCAAGAGGATTTTTGGAACCCATTAAATAAAAACCATGCGTACCCACATTTACATAATATGTATCTTTTTTATTGTAATACTGTTCTATTTTATTAGCAGGTATTTCACCTCTTACATCAGGAAAGGTATCTCTGTCTCTTTCGTATTGTTGTTTCTTTGTTAGTTTTCCTGCCGTTGCGTTCCAAAGAGCATCTTTTTCTCTTTTAAAAGGAATTTCTTTCCATTCTTTTTTTAAAATCTTAAATAAATCTATTTCATCTGCCAAATCTTTAATAAATTTTTTTTCTGCATCATCGTCTGATATTTCACCAAAAGACCAGGGGCTATTTTTATTTTTTATGTTGTATTTTAATACTAATGATCCTGCGGATGCTGCTGTTATTTTTAACTCGCAACCAGACTTTTTACCTTTATGTTCTAACATTAAATCAGGTTGATTGTGTCCAGCACCGGCAGGCATGAAATTTTTTGGTACAAATCCCATTGGTTTTAAAACATTAGCAGCATTAATTTCATATTGAAATCCTTGTTGTGCAGCCATTTAAATTCCTTAAATCATATATGGTCTGCATATTTATACTTTGAATCCTCCAAATTTATTTTTTGGTTTTTCTTGTGGCACATATTGTTGCCCAACATCCGCAATACCCATCTGCGCATCCTGTTCAACATCATATAGCTTCATCTTAGACCTATCAATACCAAGAACAAACCTTTTGTGTGTTGTCGGATCAGAATACCGATTCTTCAACTGTTTGACCATGATTTGATTAAGGGCCTCAAGTTCTTCTGATGAAATCAAAGCAAACATCAGGTCTGCTGTAGCCGGCAAACCAAAACTTTCACTGGTGTCTTCAAGCCCTGGATCTGAGTTTGTGTATCCGCTTCGTGTTGTTTGGGTAGCTGAAACAATTGGCACCCCAAACTCAACAGCCAATCCTCGTAACTCTTCTGCAATAGATTTGACGTAAGTATAAGAGTTAACATTCGCTCCCGCTTTAATTCGTGAAGAACAGCAGATGTTAAGATAATCAATAAAAATGATATCAGGAACAAAATTCCTTTTAAGGTTGAGTTCATTCAGAAGTGTTCTAAAGTGGATTGCTGAAGCTGATGCCGTTGGATATTCTTTGATAATCAATTTGCCTGTTGTCATTTCTTTGACACGTTTCACTTTCTTATCATATATATCTTTTGGTAATTCCATTAGATTGTCTATAGAGACGTTCAAAAGATTTGCATCTATACGTTCTGCTATTTTTTCCTCTGCCATTTCAAGGGTGATGTATAAAACATTTTTTCCTTGCGACATACAACCAGCGGCAACATGACACATGAAAAGAGACTTACCAACACCGGTCCCAGCAAGAGCAATGTTAAGTGTCTTGGCAGGGAGACCTCCTTTGGTGATCTTGTTGAAAAATTCAAGGTCGAACGGGATTCGTTCCTCTTTTCGGTGATAGAATTCATATCGTTCATCGGAGTTCTCCAAATAATCATGCCCAATTGAATTGTCAAAGCTTACAGCAAGAGCATCTGACAATAGTTTTGGTATTGAACCTTTGTCGTTGGTTTTATCTTTACCCTCTAAGATTGTGATTGAATTTCTAACTGCATTATAAATTGCTTTTTCCTGGCAAAACTTTTCGGTTTTGTCAATTAACCATTCTTGATTTGGCTTTTCCAACTCTCGATTATGTTTTTGTA